CCCAAAACCGCCCCCCCGAAGACCGACGCCATCGACCGCTCGATCGACGGCGCGCTCGACGACTGGAAGCCGCTCGCCAAGCCGTTGGTCGCGCCGGTCGAGGAGCTGCTGGCCAGCTGCTCCAGCCTCGAGGAGTTCCGCGACAAGCTCGCCGGCGCGATCGACGGCATGAGCGTGGACCAGGTCGCCCAGCTGCTCGCCCAGGCCGGGTTCGCCGCGCGCATCGCCGGCGTCGCTGGCGTCACGCTGGAGGGCGCAGAATGAGCTTCACCCGCACCCCCTACGCCGCCGACGGCAGCTGCCTGGTCTACGCCGGCGAGAACGCCGTGCTGCAGCTGGAGCTGCAGGCGCCCGACGACGCCGGCGACTATTCCGACGAGGTTCTGGACGAGCGCGTGTTCGTGCAGCGGCTGATCGACCGCAGCGGCGCGGTGCTGCTGGAGGCCGTCGGCGTGAACATGGCCGACTCCACCGGCAACTATTCCCAGTTCACCCTGGCGAGCGCCGAGCTGATCGCGCTTGTCCCGCCCGGCAAGGTCGGCCTGGACGTCCGCTACGTCCTGTTCGAGCTGCTGACCACCGGCGCCAAGGACTATCTGATGCAGCCGGCGACCTTCTCGATCCGGGTGCTCGACGACCCGGGTATGGCGGTGGGCGATCCCCCGCCGGCGGACACGGTGGCCGGCGCAGCGCGCTTCGTCATCTTCCAGACCCCCCAGTCGCCCCGGCTGATCATCAGCCAGCGCGGGGCGCGCGGCGTGCCCGGCACCGGCGTGGCCTCGACCGTCGGCTACGACGACGCCGCCGCCGGCCTCGGCGTCACCACCGTCCAGGAGGCGATCGACGCCCTGGCCGCCGCCCACAAACCCGGCGGCAACACCGACTTCAGCCAGCCCGGCAACCCAGAGATCGAAATCATCCGATGATCAGGAGCCTTCCCTTGTCCCTTCGCCACGCGGCCATTGCGGCCCTCGCTTCCGCCGGCCTGTTCGCCCTGGGCGCGCCCCAGGCCCTGGCCGACGGCCTGACAGTCCACGACGCGGCCAACACGGTGCAGACCACCTGCGCTAAGAACGTCGCCGGCGTCCTGCACCCCTGCGCGGTGGACGAGGGGATGCAGGCCGGGGCGCCCACGCCTCTCACCATCGATCCCGCCGACAATGGCGTGTGGATGCATCTGCTGAACCTGCCGCCCCTGGCCGCGACCTCGACGCTGCAGACGGCGGCCAACGGCTACCTGTCCAGCCTGGTCGCCAACCTGGGCTCACCGTTCCAGGCCGGCGGCTCGATCGGCAACACCCAATTCGGCGCGACCGAGTCCGGCGCCTGGACCGTCGGCATTTCGGGGACGCCGACCTTCAACCTCGGGGCGCTGAACGGCGCGGCCACGGCCGCCAACCAGGCCACGGCCAACACAACCCTGGCCAGCATCCTCTCGGCGTTCACCGGCCTGGCGTCGTCGGCCAACCAGGCCACCTCGAACACGGCCCTGGCCGCGATCCAGTCCGAGCTGACCGGCGTCTCCACCGCCGCCAACCAGGCCACCGCCAACACCACCCTGGCCAGTATCCTGACCCAGCTGGCCAGCCAGGCCACGGCCGCGAACCAGACGAGCGAGATCGCCCAGGAGACGGCCGCCGCGTCGGTGCTGGGGGCCAAGGGCGACACCGCCTGCGCCACCGACACCTCGTCGTGCTCGCTCAACGCCCTGATCCAGCGCCTCAACCAGCGCCTCACCAGCCTGATCACGGCGCTCAACACCCCCATGCAGCAGACGGGCGGCTCGGTCGCGATCACCGGCACCGTCAGCGCCCTCGCGCCCCAGGCGTCCGTGACCGAGACCACCGTCACCATGAACGGCACCTGGCAGCTGGTGTGGACCGCCGCCGCCGCCAAGCGGGTGGTGATTGGCTTCGCCTCCAACAGCAACGCCAGCGGCGACTACAGTTTCAACGCTTCCCTGGCGGGCGCCACGACCACGGGCGGCATCCCCTTCGCCAACGGCCTCGGCGGCTCGTTCGACTTCACCGGCGGCGTGATCCCCAACACCAGCCTCTACGTCAAGGGGACCAGCGGCTCGACCCTCACTGTCCAGGTGTTCAACTAATGCCCGAAAACACGGTCTATCCCACAGCGCCGGCCCAGGCCTATTTCCACGAGTACGGCGGCAACTGCTCGGGCGTGCTCGCGCAGGGCGACCAGGCCACCAACCTGGTGAAGCACTTCGAGTGGTGCTGGCTGAACGGCCGCATCCCGTCGCTGCGCCAAAACGATGCGCCGATCATCGCGAGCCAGATCACGCTGCCGTCCGGCATGGGCTGCGACTTCGGCCAGGGCGGCACGATCATGGTCGATACGAGCCTGAACGTGAGCGGGCCGGCGATCACGATCGACGGCGGCCTGGTCGTGCCTGGTTCGTCGGTGGGCGCGAACTCCAACCTGGTGCCGAACGCCACCTGGCGCGACTTCAGGGTGCGCCAGGTCGGCGCGGGCCGCTATCCGGCCTATGCGACGCCCGTCTGGAACACCGGGGTCAACACCGACGGGGTCCTGCTGACCAACATGTACGGCATGGTCGTGGACCTGGACATCCACGGGTTCCGCGACTGCCTGACCTTCGGCCAGGACTTCTATCTGAACTGGCTCAGGGTCAACCTGGGCTTCAACTGGCGTTACACCTTCAACGGCGGCCTGTCCGGCTCTACCGCCGGGGAGAACGTCCGCGTCACAGGGACCATCGGCGGCGCTTCCTCTAACGCCCTGGCGGGCGGCGGCACGGGCGTGGCGTTCTACACGCCGGCTCCGGTCGGCGGGGTGGCTACTGGCGAATGGCAGTGCGAGGGGCTGTCGCTCGACTACGCCGACTGCCTGATGGATATCTCGTCGGGCACCGTGTTCCTCAATGGCCACATCGAGAACGGCGCGGCCGGCTGGACCGAGGAGATGTGCCGCGTCACGTCCCCGGCCAAACTCTACATCGACGGCGTGGCCCACTACGGCGCGGAGCAGATCAGCGCGGGGTCGCAGAACCGCCCGGCCCTGATCAAGACCACCGGCGGCCCGGAGATCAGCATCCGCGACTCGTCGTTCCACCTGTCGGGGGCCTCGGGCACCGAGATCGTTCAGGCGACCGACGGAATCGCCCCGGCCCTGGTGTGGGACAACATCGACATCGGCATTTCGGCCGGCATGGGCGGCACCTTCTGCCCGCCCTCGGTGTGCAAGCTGCTCAGCCGCGTCCAGAACGGGGGCTTCGAATCCGGCCTGTCGTTCTGGAACTCGGACGTCTACTTCAACGAGTGCCGCAACACGATCATGGCCGGAGCTGTGGCGGGGACCGGCAGCGCGCTGGGCACGATCCCGACCGACTGGCAGATCTACGGCGTCAGCAACCAGAACGGCCTGCAGGCCCAGATTGTCGGGTTCAACCAAGCCGCCGGCACGATCCAGTACCGCATCTTCGGCACCTCGACCGGCGTCGTCGGCTCGATGGGGCTGATCTTCCATGGCGGCGCCTATGGTCGCCAAGCCGCGCTCAAGGGCTCGCAGAAGCAGATCACCTTCAACTATCGCCTGGCGGCGGGCGCGCTGCCGGGCGGCGGTGCGACCATCACGCCGCAGACCAGCGAACTGAACTCGGCCGCCGCCGCCACAGGCACCGTGCTTAGCACGACCAACGCCTCGGCTCTGACCCCCGCCGCCCAAGTCCAGACCTATACCGGGAGCTACACCTGCGCCCAGGCGACTTGCGCGAGCATCCAGGCGGGCTTCCACTGGTACGTCCCCAGCGGCGTCACGGTGGACTGCACGATCGAGTTCTCGGCGATCGAGATCAAGAACCTGGCGTCGGTGAGCCCGTCCAACCTGCTGACGGCCCTCAACACCGGCACGGCCCCGGTCCACACCCACGGGATCGACACCACAGGGACGCAGCAGCAGGCCGGGACCAACGCGCTGTTCCTGAACAATGCGGGCTCGGGCAACGTCAACGTCTACCAGGACGTCGCGCTCAGCCTGAAGGACGCGGGCCGCATCTTCATCGGCAAGGCCTACTTCGCCGCGCCGATCAACGCGGCGTCCGGGTTCCTGCAGTTCAACACCCTGTTCTATGACGGCAACGGCGCCCAAATCACCAACCCGGCGACGCCGGCCGGCGGCCAGGTCGCGACCAGCACCACGGCGGCGACGCCCTACGCCCCGCTCGGCATCGTGTGCCGCATCCCGCCGGGGGCCGTGAAGGCGCGCGTGCAGCTGCACTCCTATGGCCTGAACGGCTACGGCTACGTCGACTCCGTCGAGGCCTATGTCCTATGACGGGATACCTCCCCACGCCGCACCTTGCGCCGCTCCTGGCCCTCGGCCTGGCGCTGCTGTTCGGCGTCGCCGATCGGTTGGCCGGCGGCTCGTACATCGCCGCGGTGCAGGCCTGGGTGTCGCGCCAGTTCGCCGCGCATGTCTCGCTGATCGGCACGCTGTTGATCGACGTGGCCAACGCCCGATCGACCTTCTGGGCCGGGCTGCTGTTGTGCGCGGTCCTCGCGGCCGTTCATCCCAGCTGGGCGTGGTTCGGCCTGGCGTGGACCGTCTGGCGCTGGGACGGCTGGACAGCCTTCGGCGGCGACATGGACCCGGCGAGCGCGCCCCAGGCGTTGGGCCTGTTCCTGCGGCATCTGCTGGCGGCCGGAGTGATCCTGGCGTCGCTGGCCACCGGGCACGGCGTGCTGATGGCTTCGCTGCTGGTGGCGATCTTCGCCCTGCAGGCCACGCTGTTGGGCGTGCTGCTTCACGAGGGCGAGGCCACGTGGCCAGGACTGAACGCAGTGGTGGAGTTCACGCGCGGCGCCCTGTTCGGCTTCTTCGTCGCCCTGATCCTGTCGCAATAGGCCCATGGCCCAGATCGAGCTGAAGCCGCTGCCGCCGGCCGAGGCCATCGCCTACTTCCGCAAGAAGGGGCTGAAGGCCTCGTTCGCCTGGCAGGACGTTTGGCAGGAGGAGCACGCCAAGGCTTTCACCGTGGCCAAGGCCATGCGCTCGAGCATCCTCCAGGACATCCGCGACGCGGTCGACCAGGCGCTGGCGGACGGGACCACGTTTGAGGCCTTCAAGGCGGCGCTGCGGCCGAAGCTGGAGGCCCAGGGCTGGTGGGGCAAGCAGGCCATGACGGACCCGCTCACCGGCGAGACGCGCGAGGTGCAGCTGGGCTCGCCGCGCCGGCTGCGGACGATCTTCGACGTGAACATGCGCACCGCCTACGCCGCCGGCCGGTGGGAGCGCATCCAGGACGTCAAGGACACCCTGCCTTACCTCAAGTACCAGACGGTCGAGGACGATCGGGTGCGGCCCGAGCACGCCGCCTGGGACGGTACGATCCTGCCGGCCGACGACGACTGGTGGGACACCCACTATCCGCCGTGCGACTGGGGCTGCCGCTGCACCACGATCCAAATGTCCGAGCGCGACGCCAAGGACGAGGGCGGCGTCACCGACAAGCCGGTCGCCTTCCCCATGAAGGGCTACACCAACCCGCGCACGGGCGAGGTGGTGCGGGTGGAAGGCGGCATCGGCCCGGGCTGGGGCTACAACGTGGGCAAGGCCTATCTGGAGCAGCAGACCCCTTCGCCCATGGGGCCGCCCGACGACGGCGCCGCCGGCGAGGACGCGGACGGCGCGTCGGCGCACCCGCGCCGCGTGGTCACGCCGGCCGAGCATCTCCTGCCGGCCGACACCACGCCGGCCGAGGCTGAGGCGGCGTTCTTGGGCGGCTTCGGGGCCAGCCCCCACCAGGCGCGGATCTTCGCCGACAAGACCGGCGACGGCCTGGTCGTCGGGCCCGGGCTATTCCGCAACTCGGTCGGCCGGCCCGTGACGCTCGACAGGGGTCTGCTGCGCGCGCTGCCCCTGGTCGGCCAGGCGCTGCGCGAACCGGCCGAGATCTGGCGCGCCTGGCGCAGCGGGCCCGAGGGCGCGTCGCTGCTGACCCGGCGCTACATCGCCCACTTCGAGGTCGACGGCCGGCCCATCGATGTGGTGGTCGACTGGGCCAACGGCGGGTGGTGGGCGACCACGTCCTTCGCCGGCGGCGTGGACCTGGCCAAGATGCGCAAAGGCGACCTGGCCTGGTCGGCCTCTTAGAGGCTTCTCAGAACCTTCTTTTCAGCCGATAGTTTCCGGGCTCACGCCTCCCTTCGCCGGCTTCACCCTGAATTAGTTCAGGGTGTTTTGAGGCCGTCCCCCAGCCGATCCTGGCTGGGCAATGACGATCCGGTCCACCACCTCCGCCTCTGCCGTCGCCGCCATCGGCGAAGCCGTCGCCGCCGCGAGCGCCGAGGGCGAGCCGCTGAAGCACATCCGGCTGCTGCCGATGGGCAAGATCACGTCCACGCGGGACGGCCGTTCTTGGAACCTGCGCGACCTGGCGCACGCCCAGGCCGTGGTCGACGCGTCCAAGGCCACGGCCGGCGCCACCGACATCCCGATCGATTACGACCACCAGCTGGTCTTCGGCCAAGGCGAGGGCAAGGGCGGCCAGGCGCCGGCCTCGGGCTGGATGAAGACCCTGGTGGCTAAGCCCGACGGCATCTGGGCCGACGTCGAGTGGACCGACGCGGCCGAGGCGAAGCTGCGGGCCAAGGAGTACCGCTACTTCAGCCCGTACTTCGCCTTCAACGGGTCCACCAAGGACGTGACCCGCATCCTTCACGGGGGGCTCACCAACTACCCCGCGATCACCGAGCTGGCCGCCGTGGCCAGCGCCACCGATCCAAACGGAGACACCATGGATCTGACCAGACTCGCTGCGGCCCTCGGGCTCGCGGCGACCGCGACGATGGACGAGATCGTCGCCGCCGCGACCAAGGCGCTGGGCCTCAAGGACGGCGCTTCGGTCGAGGAGCTGACCGCCGCCGCCTCGGGCCGCGCCGAGCCGGACCCCAAGGCCTTCGTGCCCATGGCCAGCTTCAAGGAGCTGCAGGGCCAGGTGCGCCAGCTGCAGGAGACCGAGTCCACCGCCGCCGCCACGGCCGCCGTGGACGCTGCGATCGTCGCCGGCAAGGTCACGCCCGCCGGCCGCGACCACGCCCTGAAGCTCTACAAGGCCGACCCGTCCGCCTTCGCCGACTTCGTGGGCTCGGCCCCGGCGGTGATCAAGCCGGGCGGTTCCCAAACCGCCGCTGCAGCCGGGGTCGATCCCGACGCGCCGCTCAGCGCCGAGGAGAAGGCCGCCGCCTCTGCGGTGGGCGTCTCCGAGGAGGCCTTCAAGAAGTCCCGCATGCAGATCCTGAAGGGGAGCAACTGAGTTGGTTGGATTGACCTCGGGCCGTAACACGGCCTTCCGCAGCGGCGAGAACTACGGGCGGCCGATCGCCGCCGGCGTGGTGATCCAGGTCGGCGCCCTGGTGGCCCTGAACGCCGCCGGCTTCCTGGTGCCCGCCAGCGCCGCCAGCGCGCTGTTCGTCGATGGCCGCGCCGAGCGGCACTACGACAACACCAACGGCGTGGACGGCGCCGACTCCATGCAGGTGCGTCGCGGCGTGTTCCGCTACGACAACGCCGCCGGGGTGGACGCCTTCACCGCGCACGACATCGGCAAGGGCTGCTGGGCGCTGGACGACCACACGGTCGGCAAGTTCAACGGCGGCGGCGTGCGGCCCTTCGCCGGCACGATCGTCGACCTGGACGAGGTCGGGGTGTGGGTCGATGTGGCGGTCAGCCCGCCAGCGCCCAAGACGGTGCGGCTGTACTTCGCCATCAACCAGACCGACCTGCTCGCGGGCACGTCGGCCGAGCTGATCGCGCCGGTCAACGGCAACATCTCGCGCATCGTGACCACCAACCAGGTGGCTGTGACCACCGGCGGCGCGCTCACCGTCGACGTGGGCGCGACCCCGGTCGCCGGCCTGTCGGTGGCGATCGCCAACGGCTCGGCCAAGGGCACGATCAACAGCGACGTCCCGACCGAGGGCGACGCCACCACCGCCGTCGCCATCGACCAGCGCATCCAGGTGATCCCGGCAGGGTTCGCTGCGGCCGGCGCGGTCTCTGGCTACGTCGAAATCACCTACTGAGGGATCTGACCCGTGCAAATCAACAACGCCAACCTGCGCAACCTGGGCATCAGCTTCAACGCTGCCTTCCAGAGCGCGCTCGGCCAAGCGCCTTCCCAGGCCGCGATGGTGTCGACCGAGGTGCCGTCCAGCACCAAGGAACAGGACTACGGCTGGATCGGCAAGATCCCGTCGGTCCGCAAATGGGCCGGTGACCGCGTCGTCCAGAACATCTCGAACTCCGGCTACACCGTGAAGAACGAGCCCTGGGAACTGACCATCGGCGTCGATCGCGACGACATCGAGGACGATAACCTGGGGATCTATGCCCCGCTGTTCTCCGAAATGGGCCTCTCGACCGCCGCCCACAAAGACCAGCTGGTGTTCGGCCTTCTGGCCGCTGGCTTCGTCACCGCGTGCTTCGACGGGCAGCCGTACTTCTCCACCGCTCACCCGGTTCTGGACGTAAACGGCAATCTGACGACCTACGCCAATACCGACGCTGAGGAGGGCGACGGGCCGGCGTGGTTCCTGATGGCGACCCAGCGCTTCCTGAAGCCGATCATCTTCCAGAATCGTCGGCCCTGGAACTTCGTCAGCATGGACAAGCCGGACGACGAGAATGTGTTCATGCGCAAGGAGTTCATCTACGGCTCCGACTCGCGCAGCAACGTCGGCTACGGCTTCCCGCAGTTCTGCTGGGGCTCCAAGGCCCCGCTCACGCCCGACAACTACGGCGCGGCGCGTGAGGCCCTCATGTCGCTCAAGGGCGACTATGGGCGCCCACTCGGCATCGTGCCGGACACGCTGGTGTACGCGCCCACCTTGGACGCTGACGCCCTGCAGATCCTCAACGCCGAGCTGGTCCTCCAGGGCGGCGCGGCCGTGAGCAACGTCTACAAGGGCACCGCCAAGCCCGTGAACTGCCCCTGGTTGGCCTAACGACCATGCGGGTGCGGTTCATCTCGCGGCGATCGCCTTACCGGCGCGGAGGCCTGCTGTTCGACCGGACCTGTCGCCGCACAGCGGCCGGCCACGCGCTGATCGAGCTGACCCGCGACCAGTACGTCGCCCTCGGCGAGGCCAACGCACGGTCGCTGCTGACCGACCCCAACATCACCTACGAGATGGTGATCGAGAAGGGCGAGCTGGAACCGGCGAGTTCCCCCGTCGCCGACGAGGCCACGGACCTCGCGGGTGCGGAGGACGCCGACCCGGCATCGAAAGCCGAAGGCGACCCACCGGCCGAAGCCACGCCGGCCAACTACACCCCCGCGCCCCGGCGCAGGGGATCGAGCAAGTCGGCCGCTAGTAAGGCCGGCTAGTACCGGAGGCGGGGTGCGCAATCGAGCAGCGGGCCCCGCCGCCAACCCTCAATCAAGGATCCCCGCCAGGCCATGGCCTACGCCGCCGTCACCGATCTGATCACGCGCTACTCCGAACGGGAGCTGATCCAGCTCACCGATCAGAGCACGCCACCGACGGACGCGATCGACATGGACGTGGCCCAGGCCGCGCTGGACGGCGGCGCCATGGTGATCGACGGCTATGTGGGGGTGAAATACGCCCTGCCGCTGGCCACCACGCCCGCGCTGCTGGTCGAGCTGAACTGCGAGATCGCCCGGTACCGGCTTTACGCCGACCAGGCCACCGAGCAGGTGGCCACCCGCTATAAGGACGCGATCGCGACCCTGACCAAGATCGCCAACGGCACGGTCAAGATCGACGTCGCCGGGGTCGAGCCCGCGCCGCGCCCGGCCACGGTCGAGGCGAGCAGCAACCGCCGCCTGTTCGACCGCCGCTCGCTGAGGGGGGCCTGATGGCCGGCGTGACCCTCACCCTCAAGCCGACCGGCCTTAAGGACGTCGAGGCGCGCCTGGCGCACCTGGCCGCCGCCACCCATTCGCCCAACCGGCTGATGAAGCGCATCGCCGTGGTGCTGGAGAACAGCACCCGCCAGCGTTTCCGCACGGGCATCGCCCCCGACGGCGTGCCCTGGAAGCCCAGCCTGCGCGCCAGCGCCTCGGGCGGTAAGACCCTGGTTCTGAGCGGCCGGCTGCGCGACTCGATCACCTCGGCCGCCGACGATCGGCGGGCCATGGTCGGCACCAACCTGATCTACGGGCTGATCCACCAGGTGGGCGGCGTGATCGTGGCCAAGCACGCCAAGGCGCTGCGGTTCTTCATGAAGGGCGTCGGCTGGCGTCAGGTCGCCAAGGTGGCCATTCCCGCCCGGCCGTACCTCGGGATCTCGAACCGCGACCGGGACAGCATCGCCGACCAGGTGCGCCTCGATATCGAGCGGAGCCTCGCATGATCGGCGCGGTCGAGAACGGCATGATCAAGCGCGTGGTCGACGCGTCGATGGCCAAGGTGCTGGGCTACACCTACGCCACCACGGACAGCTGGCCGAAGGAGTTCGACGACTATCTGTCGAGCCAGACCATCAAGTACCCGGCGCTGTGGTCGGTGTTCGGCGGCGTGCGCTCGACCGAGCGCGTGACCAAGGGCCGGTGGCGATCCCACGCGACCTTCGGCCTCGTGGCGGCGGCCGAGAACAAGCGCAACGAGCGCTCGCGCCGGTTTGGCGGGACGGAGTCGGAAGTCGGCACCTATCAGATGGCCCAGGACATCGTGGCCCTGCTGGGCGACCAGACCCTCGGCCTGGACATCGATGCCCTGGCGCCCGTGTCGATCGAGCCGGTCGAGACGTCTGACATCCCCAAGCTCAAGCAGATCTCGATGCTCGCGGTGACCTTCGCCACGGCGCTCTACTTCGAGACCGAGCAGATGCCGACCGACGCGTTCCCCTTCAAGACGATCCACGCCAACTGGGACCCCGCGCCCTACGGCCATGTGGACGCCGACCCCGTCAAACCCGGCGTGCAGATCCCCGACGACGCGCACGCCATCGCCACCGACATCGTCAACCTCCCTCAGGGTGATTCATGACCCCCGACCTGCGCTTCTATCGCCCGCTACCTGGCCGCAAGGTCCGACTGCCGGGCTCGCCCAAGGTGCTCCCGGCCGATGGCCTGCAGCTGCCCTGGTCGAGCTACTGGGAGCGCCGAGTGCGGGACGGCGACGTGGAAGAGTTCACGCCCGCGCCCGAAGCCAAAGCTTCCCCCGCCAAGGACGGCCAATAGCCCATGATCAGCTTCAACCAGATTCCGGTGGGCATCCGCACCCCGGGGACCTTCGCCGAGTTCTCCAACGCGCGCGCCGCGCCGAACCTGGCCCCATGGACGACGCGCATCCTGCTGCTGGGCCAGAAGCTGGCCGGCGGCTCTCAGGCGTCGCTGCAGCCGGTGCAGATCAACACCAAGGACGACGGGATCGCCCTGTTCGGCCAGGGCTCGATGCTGGACCGGATGATCAAGGCCCTGTTCGACGTCAACGCCTCGACCGAGACCTGGGCGATGGCGGTGGACGACAACGGCGCGGGCGTCGCGGCGACCTACCTCACCACGGTCACGGCGCCGCCGACGGCCGCCGGCACCCTGGCGCTCTACATCGCCGGGCAGCTGGTCGACGTCGGGATCACCGCGGCCATGACCACGGCGCAGGTCGCCACGGCGATCGCGGCGGCGATCAACGCCGACGCCGACCTGCCCGTCACGGCCACCGTCGCCGGCTCCGTCGTGACCTCGACGGTCCGCTGGAAGGGCCTGACCGGAAACGACGTGGACTTCCGCACCAACTACTACTCGACCGACGTCATGCCGGCCGGCCTGGCGCTGGCCACCGCCGCCGGCGTCGCCGGCGCGGGCAATCCCTCGGCGGCGGCGGCGATCGCGGCGCTGGGGTCCAAGCAGTACCACGACATCGTCTTCCCCTGGGGCGACGGGGCGAACATCGCCCTGATCTCGGCGGAAATGGCCAATCGCCGTGGCCCGATGGAGATGATCGAGGGCATTTCCTACACGGCCGCCAAGGGCTCACAAGGCGCGCTGGCCACCTTCGGCGAGTCGCCCAACAGCCCCGACCTGTGCTTCCCCGAGTCCGTCGGCCCCACGCCGACCTGGGAGCGGGCCGCGCGCGAGGCGGGCCTGTGCAACTATTACTGCTCGATCGACCCGAACCGGCCGTTGCAGACGCTGGAGATGACGGGCGACATGGCCCCCAACGATAGCGAGGCGTTCACCCAGACCGAGCGCAACGCCCTGCTGTACGACGGCGTCTCGACCCACAAGGTGGTGTCCGGCGTCCTGCAGCTGGAGCGGCCGATCACTACCTATCGTCTCAACGCCCAGGGCGTGGCCGACGCGTCCTACCTGGACGTGACCACGATGAAGACCCTGTCCTACCTGCGTTATTCGTTCGTGATCCGGGTCAACACCAAGTTCCCCCGGATCAAGATCGCCAAGGACGGGACCACGATCACGCCCGGGCAGGCGATGGTGACGCCCAAGACCCTGAAGGCCGAGCTGAACGCCCTGGCCCAGGACTGGGAGAGCGCTGGCCTGGTGCAGGATCTCGACACCTTCGCGTCGCTGCTCAACGTCGAGATCAACGCCGAGGACCCGGACACGGTCGATATGTACATCCCGCCCGACATCATCCCTGGGCTGCGCGTCGTTCGCGCCCAGATCGCTTTCGCTTTCTGAGGAGCTTGAACCATGGGCGCGCCCTTGAAGATGCTGGGCCTGGCGGACGTCGTCGTCGACGGCGTGACGCTGCTGTCCGGCGATGACGCGACCCTCGACCCGGGCGGTGTGATCCGCACGGTTGTCAAGGGCCGCACCGTGCAGGGCTTCCAGGAAGCCACCGCCGAATCCAAGCTGGAGGTCAGCGTTTCGATCGACGCCAGCTTCTCGATCAACACCTTCCGCAACATCACCAACGCCACGGTGAGCTTCGTGGCGGACACCGGCCAGACCTGGATGATCAACGGGGCGTGGACCGCCAACCCGCCGGCGATCGACCAGAAGTCGGGCAAGGCCAAGATCACCTTCAACGGGCCGGCGGCCACCGAGGTGCTGTGATGGGGGCCACCGAAACCTACGAGCTGAAGCACCCGTTCGTGCGCAAGACCCGCGTCAATGGCGCGGCCGAACAGGAAGAGACGATCCACACGGTGGAAGTGCGCCGGATGAACGGCGGCGACATGCGCTGGCTGGAAGGCCAGAAGGGCAAGGCGGGCGCCTCCCTAGGGCTGCTCCAGCGCCTGCTGACCTTCGATGGCGACGCGCCGTTCGACCAGAAGGCCGTCGACTCGCTCGACGCCGAGGACATCGCCGGCCTGTCGGAGCTGATCGAAAGTTTTTTGCCGGCTTCCCTGCGGACTGGGCAGGGCTCGTTGGCGACCTAGCGGCCGTCTTTCACTTCGCCTCAGCCGAGCTGATGGCGATGGACGGCGACGACCTTCTCTTTTGGTACGACCAGGCCAAGCGGATTCATGTCGCTTCCGAACCTTAAACTCAGCCTGATCGTCGAGGCGCTCGACCGCGCCACCGAACCGCTGCGCAAGGTGGGCGAGGGTCTCAAGGGCGTCGGCGAACGCGTCGAGCGCCTGGAAGCCGGCCTGCACAAGCTCGGCCTGGCCGAGTTCCTGGGCGGCGCGTTCTTCACGGGCGCGGTCGTCGAGGCGGGCAAGTCGATCTGGGAGCTGACCAACAAGACCGCCGAATACGGAGAGGCGGCCCTGCACGCCGCGCAGAAGGCCGGCACCAGCGTCGAATCGATCCAGCGCCTGCAGTTCGCCGCCAAGCAGCTCGGCGTCGACCAGGACGCCCTGTCGCACACCTTCTTCCTGTTCCAGACCCACCTGGCCAACGCCGTGGAGGGCAACAAGGAAGCGCGCGGGGCGCTGAAGCTGCTCGGCATCTCGATGAAGGATCTGAAGACCCTGTCGCGCGATCCGCAGGAGGCCTTCCTGCGCCTGGTCGATGGGATCACCAGGATCAAGAACCCGACCGAGCGGGCCAAGGTAGCCATGGATCTGTTCAGCCGTGGCGGCTACCAGATGCTGCCGATGCTCAGCGCCGGGCGCGAGGAGATCGAGAAGTTCATGGGCCAGCTCGACGCGGCCCATGGCGTCATGACCACCGAGGACGCCAAGGCGTCGGAGGCGTACATCCAGTCGAAAAATCGCATGAGCGATGCCTTGGATGGCCTCCAGCGTCAGATCGGGGTGAAGCTGCTTCCGGCTTTCACTCAGTTCAATAACAAGGTGACCGATACGCTGGAGCACATCCAGCCGAAGGCCATCCAGAGCCTTACGGCCTCGATCACGGCGCTGCTGAACGACCTTCCGCCCCTGCTGCCGCACTTCGTGCGCTTGCTCGATCTGGTGACCCAACTGGCCGACGGCATGGCCAAGCTCGCGCAAAACACCCTGGTGGTCAAAAGCGCCCTGGCGGTGCTCGGCGTCGTGGTGGGCGTCCAACTTCTCATAGGCTTCGCACAGCTGATCGCGACAATCGCTGGCGGGGTCGTAGCCTTCACCGAGTTCGTCGGCGTGGTCAGCGGCCTGTTGGCGCTGACAGCCGGCATCCAGAGCTTCGCCGACGTGATCGCCCTGCTGGACTTGGCCTTCGCCGCCAACCCCGTGGGCATGTTCATCCTGGCGGTGACCGCGCTCGCTGGTCTGGCGGTCCTGGTGGTCAACAACTGGACGCCGATCTCGGGTTTCTTCGGCGGCCTTTTGAACACCGTTGAGAAGGTGTTCAAAGGGGCCTGGGAACGGATCGAGGCGCTGACGCCCCCCTGGCTCAAGGCTCTTCTTCACCTCGGTGGTCAGGTCATCCGCTTCGACATCAACTCGATCGCAGCGCCTGGCGGCAGCCATGCGCCGGGCGCGCCCGCTCCGCTGCCCGCCGGCGCTCCCGCCGGCCATGGCGGCGCACCGGCCGCCGCCGGCGGCGTGGCGCGTCCCGGCGGTCGCGGCGCGACGCCCGACCCGGCGGTGGCCCACGTGCATCTGCATGTCACCTCGGACGGAAAGACCCAGGTCAAGCGCGCGTCCGCCTCGGGCGCGGCGCTGACGATCGACCGCGGCCGGTTGCCCGAATGACCTGGCGCGACACGGTCACCGGCCAGGGCTCGTACCGGGGCGCGGCGTTCTACATCACGGACTCGCGCGCGCAGTTCGGCCGGCGCAACAAGGTCAACGAGTATCCCCAGCGCGACGCGCCCTACACCGAGGATCTCGGCCGGGCGGCGCGGCGCTGGAACATCGAGTGCTTCGTCGTCGGCGACGACTACATGACCGCGCGCGACGCCCTGATCGCGGCGCTGGAGGGCAAGGGCGGCGGCACGCTGGTGCACCCCTACCTCGGCACGGTCACCGCGTCGGTCGAGCAGCCCGCGCAGGTCACCGAGAGCACCGCCGGCGGCGGCATGGCGAGCTTCTCCCTGCAGTTCGTCGAGACCGGCGTCGACAACCAGCCCACGGTGACCGTGGACACCCAGGCCGCCTCGGTCACGGCCAACCTTCAGGAGACCCTGACCCAGGACGCGCCCAACGTGGTGCTGATCACCAATCAGCCGACCTTCGTCGCCTCGAGCGCGCTGGGCGTGCTCGCTCAGGCCAAGAGCGCCATGTCGCAGGCCCTGGCGGCGATCAACGCCCCGGCCGACGCGCTGTTCTCGGCGCAACAGCAGCTGCAGGCGTTCACCACCCAAGGGCTGAGCCTGCTGGAAGCGCCGGCGTCGCTTGTGGCCGGCGTGTTCTCTACCGTGTCGGCGATCGGCGCGCTGGCGCCCTACGCCGACGACGCCCTGACGGCCCTGTGCGGCCCGTTCATCGCCGGCCCGCTCTCGTCAGGCTCGGCCGAGGCCCAGCCGCTGGGCGGCCTGCTGGCGTTCGGCGCGGCGCTGCCGGCCGTGCCCCTGACCACGCCGGCGCGCCAGGTGCAGGCCAACAACCAGACGGCGCTGACGCAGATGGTGCAGTGCGCGGCGGCGGCGGCGGCCGTGACGACCGTGTCGCAGATCGACTTCACCAGCTACGACGACGCCGCCGGGATCCGCGACGCCCTGGCCGACCAGCTCGACCAGCTCGCCACGGCCGTTTCGGATTCGGGCGCCGTCGACGTGGCCGTTTCGATCGACGCCCTGCGCCTGGCCATGATCGCCGACGTGACCGCGCGCGGCGCGTCCCTGGCCCGGCTCTACAGCTACACGCCGCCCACAACCCAACCGATGGTCGTCATCGCCCAGCGCCTTTATGGCGACGCGACCCAGACCGAGGCCTTGCTGGCCCGCAACTTCGTGTTCAACCCGGGCTTCACGCCCGGCGGCCGGCCGCTGGAGGTGCTGAGCAATGTCTAGCGCCTACACCCTGTCGGTCGGCGGCCAGATCTACGGCGGATGGACCTCGATCAAGTATCGCAAGAGCCTCGACGCCATGGCCCGGTCGTTCGAGATCGAGGTCACGGACAAGGCTCCGGGCGCGCCGGCGAACTGGCCGCTGCAGACCGGCCTGGCGATCAAGATCATGGCCGACGGCGTCCTGCGGCTGACCGGCTGGGTCGATGAGGTGGAGATCGACGAGGAGCAGGACGAGCACAAGCTGACCGTGCGCGGGCGCGGGCGCACCGGCGACTTGATCGACTGCTCGGCCATGAACAGCCCGGGCAGCTGGCGCAACCGGACCGCGCTGCAGATCATCGCCGACCTGTGCAAGCCGTTTGGGATCTCGGTCACCGCGACCACCGACGTGGGCGCCGCCTTCGCCACCTTCGCCCTCCAGCAGGGCGAGGCGGTCAAGGACGCGATCGACCGCATCGTCCAGCAGCGCGGCCTTCTGCCGATCGAGACCGACACCGGTGACCTGGTGCTCGCGCGCCCGGGCCAGACCCGCGCCGGCGGCGGCCTCACCCTGGGCCAGAACTGCAAGGGCAAGGCCAAGCACGCCGCCCAGGGGCGGTTCAGCACCTATGTGGTGAAGGGCACGCGGCGAGGCACCGACCAGGACAACGGCAAGACCGTCTCGCAGGTGACGGGCAAGGCGAGCGACCCCGGCGTGACGCGCTATCGCCCGTTGATGATCCTGGCGGAAGAGCAGGCCACCGGGCTGTCGGCGACGCAGCGCGCGCAGTTCGCCGCCACCGTGCGCGCCGGCCGGGCGCAATCGGGCGAGCTGACCACCTTCGGCGACCGCGACGCCTCGGGCGCCTTCTGGGAGCCGAACACGATCATCCCGGTGAACGCGGCCGACCTCGGGCTGCAGGACGACCTGCTGGCCTCGGAGATCGCCGTCACGGTCGATGGCGAAGGCGAGAGCGCCGTGATCACCGTCGTGCGCCCCGAGGCCTACAGCCTGGGCGAGGTCAAGGGCAGCAGCCTGTCGCGCCTGGACAAGGCCGGAGCCGGCCGTGGCGCCCGCGCCCGCAAGGGCCGCACCGGCGGCTCCAACCCCGCCGCGCTGGGGAGCCTGGAATGATCGAGGAGCTGAAGGGCCACGTGCGGGAGCTGAAGCGCCGCGTCTACATGGCGGTCGGCCGATGCGTGCTGGAGGCCGTCACCGATACGACCAAGTGCCAGACGCTCAAGATCTCGCTGCTGGACGATGAGCTGGCCGAGGACGTCGAGCGCTTCCAGGAGTACGGCTTCACCAGCGTGCCCTTCGCCGGCGCTGAGGGCATCGCCGTGGCCGTGGCGGGCCTGCGCTCGCACGCGGTGGTGATCGCCGTCGAGGACCGCCGCTATCGGCCGACCGGCCTGCAGCCCGGCGAAGGCGGCCTCTATGACGACCAGGCGCAGACGATCCTGATCAAGCGCGACGGCATCCATATCACCACCACCAAGACGGTGACGGTGAACGCGGCCGAGGTCGGTATCCTGTCCGGCAACGTCAACCTCGGAGCGCTGGGCGGCAAGAAGGTCGCCCTCGATGGCGACCCGGTGGTGGGCGGCGTGATCGTGGCCTCCTCGACCAAGGTGAAGGCGGTATGAGCGACATCGCCCTCAACGCCGTGTTCGCCGACGTGCCGTTCGACATCGCCCTGGCTGGGGCGGACCTGCAGATGGACGACGGCATGAAGACCGCCGTGATCATCTCGCTGTTCACCGACAAGCGCGCGCCCGACGACGTGGCGCTGCCCGACAACAGCGGCGACCGGCGGGGGTGGTGGTCGGACGCCTACGCGGAAATCCCCGGCGACCAGATCGGGTCGCTGCTGTGGACACTCGGCCGCTCAAAGCAGACCACGGACGTGCTCACCAAGGCCCAGGGCTACGCTCAGGACGCCCTGCAGTGGCTGGTGGACGACGGCGCGGCCTCGGCCGTGGCCGTCGTCACCAGCTATCCGAGGCGCGGCTGGATGAACATCGCGGTGACCATCGCGCGGCCCAGCGGAACGAGCCGCTACGACTTCATGTGGAGGATGATGTGAGCGACTTCGCTCGGCCGAGCCGGTCGGACCTGATCAACCGCATCCGCGACGATCTGAACGCCCGCATCGCCGGGGCGGACTCGCGCCTGCGCCGGAGCACCCTGGGCGGCATCGCGGCGTCGCAGGGCGGCGCCCTGGACGCGCTCTACGGCTACCTCGACAACATCGCCGACCAGATCTTTCCCGGCTCCCAGACGCAGGCCAACCTGGTGCGGTTCGCCAGCATCTGGGGCATCTCGCCCAACGGCCCCACGGCGGCGGCCGGGCCAGCCTCCAGCGCCCCGGCCGACGCCGGCGCGACGATCGCGGCCGCGTCGATCCTTCAGGACGGAAACGGTGTGCAGTACACGGTCACGGCCGACGCCGAGACCGTGGGCGGCGTCATGACCGTCAACGTCCAGGCGGTCGTTCCCGGCGCGGCCGGCAACGCGATCGCCGGGGTGATCCTCACCCTGGCGTCGCCCGTGGACGGCGTGCCGAGCGAGTTCACGGTGGGCGAGGGCGGCCTTACCGGCGGCAACGACGCCGAATCGCCGGCCTCCCTTCTCGCCCAGGTGCTCCAGCGCATCCAGGAGCCGCCGCAGGGCGGCTGCGCCGACGACTATGTGGCATGGGCGACCGCCGTCGCCGGCGTCACGCGGGCCTGGGTCATCCCCCAGTATGAGGGGGCGGTGAACGGGGTGGGCGTGGTGTTCGTGTGCGATGGCCGCGCCGACATCATTCCCACCGGCGACGACGTAGCCGCGGTGCAGGCCTATCTGACCGATCCTAGCCGTAAGCCGGTGACCGCCCTGGTGACGGCGATCGCGCCCACGCCCGTGCCGATCAACCCGACGATCCACCTCAATCCGTCCAACCCCGCCACCCAGGCGGCCGTGACGGCGGCGCTGAACGATCTATTGAGCCGGGTGGCGACGCCGGGGGCGACGATCGAGATCAGCCAGTTTCGCGCCGCCATCGCCGACGCGCCGGGGGTGCAGGACAGCGTGGTGACCGCCCCGGCGGCCGACGTGGCCCAGACGGCCACCCAGATCGCCACCCTCGGCGCGATCACCTGGTCCTAAGCCATGGCGCTCAACGCATCCGCCTATCAGACCATGCTGCTGCAGCTGCTCCCGCCCGGGCTGGCCTGGACGCGCGATCCGTCATCGACCCTGGCCCAGTTGATGCTGGCTCTGGCCGACGAGCTGGCGGCGCTCGACGCGCGCGTGGACGATTTGCTGCTGGAGATGGATCCCCGCACCACCACCGAGCTGATCGGCGACTGGGAGGCGATGTGCGGCCTGCCCGATCCCTGCGCCGGCGACGTGGGCGACCAGAGCCTGGCCGGCCGGCGCACCCGCATCGTCGCCAAGCTGACCGAGCTGGGCGGCCAAAGCCCGGCCTACCTGATCTCGGTCGCGGCGGCGCTCGGCTACACCGTCACGATCACCGAGTTCCTGACCGACGCGTCGGACGCCAACCGGGTGTCGTTCCGGGTGAACGCGCCGGAGTCGACCATCGACTACATGACCTGCGAAAGCGCCTGCGACGACCGCCTGGAGACCTGGGGCAACGAGGTCCTCGAGTGCGCGATCAACCGCGTGAAGCCCGCCCACACCACCGCCATTTTCGCCTACGGCTCTTAGGACCCCCGATGGAACGCATCGACACCAGCAACGTCGCCCTGAACCTTTTCGGGCCCGGCAAGAACGGCTTCCTGGCGGGCAATCCGACCTCGGGCATTCTGGCCACCAAGCTCAGCGCCCTTTGGTTCAACAACATCCAGGAAGAGCTTTGCAGCTTCATCGAGGCGCAGGGGCTCGCCCTCAACGCCGGCGACTTCACACAGCTGGCGCAAGCCGTCACGGCCGTGGCCCTGGCCAAGGCCGCCGCCGCCCAAGCCGCTGCGGCGATCGACGCCCAAACCCGGGCCAATACCGCCTACACCAACGCCTATAACAACGCGGTCGCCTGGGCCTCGGGCAACGATGTGAACGTCCAGGCCTATGCGCGTGGCCTGATCGACGGCATGGAGCAGCCCCAGGCCTCGACGCTCCACCAGTATACCGGCGTGGGCGGGGGCACCTTGACCCCCTACATCGGCTTCACCACCGCGATCGGCGGCCTGCTGACCGTCTTCTGCGGCCGGAATAATGCCGCCGCCTTCTCGGTCTCCCAGCCCCTCAGCATCTATCTGAACGGGACCATGGTGGACAATGCGTCGACTCCGACCAGCTCGACCTGCTCCTGGGCCGGCGCGGTGGGCGCCGGCAGCTACACGCTGGGGTGCAACACTAGCGGCAACCAGCAGTTCGACGCCTACACCACCTTCACCTTCGTGCCCTATCGCCCGACCTATTGAGGCTTGTCATGACCACGGAAACGACGCCGACCGAACCTGCGCCGGCCGCCAACACTAAGCTCGACGTTCCTGAGCCGACGCTGCCCAATCCCCAGCCGCCAGCGGCGCCCGCCGGGCCCATGTTCTGGCTCCGCCATGACGGCGCGCTGAATTGCACCGTCGGCGGTATGAGCATGAACGGGGAACTGCCAGACGGCGCCGTCGCCTGCACTCAGGCGCAATGCGCCTATCCCCTGGAATGGAGCGTCCAGAACGGCGCGATCGTCGCCGCGCCGACGTCCTGA